GATGGGATTAAAACAGTATCTAAACATCGTTTTAATCCCATCGGGACTAAATTCTACAATATAAAGACAGATAATCTATCAGACTTGAAACATTTTAAAGCAATCAAGTCCCTTCCGTCTGTAGAGTCAGCTCCTCGCTCATATTTCTACAATACGAAAAGAATAGATATACCTGAGAACGTTATATCGCTTGGGCGTTATGTGTTAGGTTTCAATTTAGCAACAGTTGTTGTTTTTCATGGAAAGACTCCTCCAAATCACGACTGGACATTTTCTAACACGACAGATACCTACGACACATGCACACCTAATGGGTGCAATATCTATGTCCCTGATGAGAGTTTGGAAGCATATAAAAAGGCTTTTACAAGTAACCCTTCTCCATTAAGAGATACATCTATTATTCGCCCTCTAAGTGAGTATCACGAATGATACTTACTAAGAGGATAGATATATTCTGCAATATCAGAGAATGACGTACTTGTCTTGTATAGATTAACGCTCTCGTCTGGAACAAAGATTCTTGAGCCTGTCCTATTACCCCATCCATACGAAGCTTTCGTTCCTTGTTTAGGGGGATTCTTACTTTTGATGATAAAATTCTTAAAAGAGAGTCCCCATAATAAGGAACTCTGCTGATCCATATTTTCAACTATAATAGTATCTATCGTTGACGCAAAGAAACAAGTATCATACCTTGACACTGATGGTGGGCATATTAATTTCTTAAGGTGTACTATATAACGAAAGTTCTCTTGATTAATAGAACGGAGGTTTTTAAACATAGAGAGGTTTAATATGCCATCCTTCCTATCTAAGCCTTGGAAGACAGTCCCGATGGGATTAAAACGATGTTTAGATACTGTTTTAATCCCATCGGGACTATCTTTGCAAATCGTACTATAAAAGGGTTTACTGAGCTTCAATATTTCACGTCACTAAGAAAAGAAATAGAAACATTTAAAAGCACTACATTTGGGACTATTATACTCCCAGAAGGATTAACTATGGTTCCTCATTCAATGTTTCGCTACTGTCAAGGAGAGTGCGTTGTGCTGCCACCTTCAGTAATAGCTATAGATGAGCTTTCATTTAACAGTGCAAGAATAAAGAACTTAGTTCTCAAGGGCAGTAACTATATCGAAACAATAAATTATTGGGGCATCCTTTACGCAAGAATAGACACTCTTTATGTAGCTCCTCATTTAGTCGAAACATACAAGCAAAGTACCAAATGGAATAGTCGAGCTATGCAAGGTTACTTAGGTGAAATTCTACCCCTTAGTGAGTATCAAGGATGATACTCACTTAAAGGCTTGATGAGTTCTGCCTTATCTTTCCATCCATAGGCATGTTTATATTCTTCGACCAAATCATCAGGGACATAGATAGCGTTACCATTGTAGTAGAAATTCCACCCATATAATTTTCTAAACTCAACAACCTTCTTAGAACGAAAAATAAGTATCGCAGTTACATTTGTAAACGTAGATGATTCTATGATACCTGTATATGTTTCAGGGAAATCAAGGACTTTAATAGCGATACAATTAGAAAACGTTCTGTATAAGGCTGGTGAGGGCTTCATATTGACAGGAAAGACTACTTCTTTCAGACGAACACAATCAGTGAACATCCTATGTTGTAGTGTACTTTCTTTTGGCATTACTATTTTTTCAAGATTCTTACATCCATTAAAAGATCCTGCTATGTTTATACTTGCCTTTGTGAAATATCTGAGTGAGGAGAAGTCTCTAATCTTCATATTACCGCTAAACATAGTCCCGATGGAACCCTTACCTAAACGCTCTTCGTATCTCCTTGTTAATAGTTGTATCTTTCACCGCTGAATACACCTGCGTTGTCTTGATACTCTGATGACCTAATATATGTTGTATAATAGGTAAGCTCACGCCTTTACTCAGCAGCACAGTAGCACACGTATGCCTGGCGCAATGAAAAGTAATGTGCCTATGTATGTTGAACCGCTTAAGCACACGCTTAAGTACCAAGTTACAGCGAGCGTTACAAGGCAACAGAAAGAGTTTACCTGTCGTAGTCTTGTTCTCTTGTACCATTGCAGCAGCCTTTCCTCCAAACATCTTAGAGATAGGTATTCGCACCTCATGGTCAGTCTTCTGCATACGCATCACCACCCACTTGTTTCGATAGATGTTCTTGACGTGCTGCTTGGTTACCTGTATAATATCCGAGAATCGAAGACCAGAATAGACGCTGAATAGAAAACCTTTAATCACCTTTCTCTCCTCTTCTGTCAAGTCTTCTTTTACCTCCTTCTCCTCAATCCGCCTCAGTTCTCTCTCTGTCAGCGATTGCTTCTGAACATTCTCCGTCTTGATATGATACTTGCGAAAAGGATAGACAGTCATCATTTCCTCGTCGATAGCAAGATTGACGAATCGACGAAATATCTTCATAAACTTAGCTATGGTATTAATCGCATATCCAGCATTCTTTAGGAAGTTCTCGAAATCGCATATACATTTGTAATCAACCTGCGTAAAGGTCATATCTTCCTTAAATCGTCTTAGAACCGCTAATGCTGCCTTGTGATTCGCAATCGTCCCAGCTGTATAAGTTTCCTTGTCAATCTCACCTTCCATCCAGTCAAGAAAAGAACTATCATCCTTGTATGTTATTATTATTGGATTGTCTATTAGTTGGTTTATATTACCGATACGTTTTACAAAGTATTGTCCGTCTATTTGTATCTGTATTAATGCGTTATGTCCACGTAATTTTATTGCAATGTCCTGAACAATCTCTTTGATGTCTTTCATTATATCTTCTTAGTTTTTTCTGCTATCCTGATTTTTGATTTTATAGGGCTAATCATGTCTTCTATTCGTTGTTTATCGCTTCCAAGATAAGCACAGTATTGATGATAGCCAGGGATAATGTCCTCTGTCATGTATCCTTGTATAATACAAGTATCTTTCTCTCCTTCAAAAACAATTAACCCCTCATATATAGTTTTATGCCATACGTAATGTACTTTTGTGTCGTGTGCTGAAAGTTCGTTGCTTACAAGTTTTTTTTGATTTTCTTGTGTTATAAGATGTACTTCTGTTGTCCATTCACGCTGAAGATAGTAATTTATTACTCTTAATAGGGAGACTCTTATGGTTGGAATTACTAATATTAATTTATGCCTATCCCCTACCATTGATGAACAGGCTTCCATAAATTTGTCTACAGTTATATCTCCATTTGTCTGAAAAACATACCAGCCTTGTTCACGTAACAAGGCTGGTAGTTTTCTCGATATACAACAAGGTTCTTGAAAAGCCATTAGAAATCGTCCTCCTTTTTTTGTTGTTCTATGAATGCTTTTAAGTCAGCTATAAGTTTGCTGAAATATTCACTTCGCTTCTCGTTAAAGCTTTCTATGTTGCTTATTTGTTGAATTGTCAAGTAGTAATCTTCATTTTCATGTGAGAAAATCTTTTCTCTTTGTTTGATATTTCCACCATTTGATGCCATTATTATATAGCCGTTGTATGAGTATCGTACAGCATCTATTTTTAGTCTAAATCGCTTATCTTTGCAGTCGATTGTGATGTCAAATTTTTCTATACCGTCATAGTCAATAGGCCTTCCCATCAGTTTATCACTTGTTACTTGGAAATTCTTGTTTGCTTTGAGCATAATTTTCCCATTTTCTGCGTCTTCAACTTGGACAGCATTTTTGTAGTTACTTATTTTTCCCGCAAAATAACTCCGAATATAGGCGTATTCTTGTTTAGCGTTTGCATTTGTAGTTATAACTTGGGTAAATCCTCCGTTAGTATTAAAACGGATTGTGTCTTGTGCGTAACTTGCTATTCCTATAATGGTAAATAGTAGAGTGATAATTAATTTTTTCATAAGGTTTATTTCTAATACGTTAATATCGCAAAGGTAGTATTTTTATCTTAAAAATAAAGATTTCTATTGATATAATTTTATTTATAGTAAAACTTTCTTTACCTTTGCATTAAAAAGGATAACAATATGCAAGGAAGTAAATATGCTAAGCCTAAGACTGATACGCCAGATTGGTATATTGCACGGCGTTTGATGCGTGAAAAGAAGAAGAAACTTGTTGATGCCGCAGCTTTCTTTGGCTTAACTATTGGTGGAATGCACCGTGTTATAAATGGAGTGCCAAATATCATTCAAGCGAAGAAACTTGCAGAGTTTTTAGAAGTCGATTTTGGCGATTTATTTGACTTTGACAGTGCAAAATAATAAATTTATTTATTTTTCTTTGCGAATATGAAATATATCTATTATCTTTGCAAAAGAAATTAAATAAGTCTATTGTATGGCAAGAAGAAATGAGGATGATAAGGATGTGTTAGGTTATCATGGCAAGCGTTTTGACATGAGAGCTTTAATGGCTAAGTATGGCGTTTCCATTGGCGATTTAGCTAATGGAACAGGATTATCTTATGGATCGGTTCAGTCAATTATCAGGTTAAATCGCCCTTCTATGACAAATTTGTATAAAATAGCACAAGCGTTGTCTTGTGATATAACTGATCTTTTTTTATCTGATAAGGAGATTGAGAACCCATCTTTTTCAAACAACGTAGATGGCGAAGATACGTTTAAAAATGATTTTGAAGCTAAACCTTTAGATCCTTCTTCAATACCTGGTTTAATGTTATCC